GGCCGTTTGAATCGGCCTCGCGCCAATTATTTTGCATGAGAGGTGGTGCTATGGCTGCAAGGATTACAGATCGGAAGAAAAAAAGAATAATCGCCGACTGGATAGAAATGCAGTCGTACAGCGCCGTTGCAAAAAAGCATGGCGTAACTCACCAGACTGTGAAAAGGATTGTCAGCGCTTCACCGGATATCGCCCAAAAAGTGCAGGAAAAAAAAGAAGAGAATACCGCCGACATGATGGCGTACATGGAATCACAAAAAAAGGCGATGCAAGAAGCAATCACCTTGCATCTGAAAGCGCTCACAGACCCCGAAAAGATTTCAGCCGCAACATTAAGCCAGATTGCAACATCTTTCGGGATTATTGTTGATAAGGCCACAAGAAACACGGCAAGCGGTAATGATAGCCTAAATAAGCTGGATGGGCTAATTAAGGAGTTCAGAGATGCTATTAAGCCCGAAACAGATTGAATTTGCAAGGTATGGGAATCACCGATGGAATTTCAAGGGCGGCGCGACCAGAAGCGGGAAAACATATCTTGATTTCAAGTGGATTATTCCCATGCGGATTCGAGAACGAGCCGGGAAAGATGGGCTTTCTGTTATTTTGGGCGTTACAAAATCCACAATAGAGCGAAATGTGCTAGAGCCTATGCGGAATCTGTACGGTGATAAACTTGTTGGGGCGATTTCCAGCGATAATACAGCATGGATTTTTGGCGAGAAGTGTTATTGCCTTGGCGCGGAAAAAGTGTCTCAGGTATCGAAGATTCGCGGCGCGTCTATCAAGTATTGCTACGGCGACGAGGTCGCGGACTGGTCGGAGGAAGTTTTTGCCCTCCTGAAAAGCCGGCTTGATAAGGAGTATTCCTGCTTCGATGGCACATACAATCCACAGTATCCCAACCACTGGCTAAAGAGATTCCTTGATAGTGATGCCGATATTTTCAGCCAAGAATACACAATAGACGATAACCCATTTTTACCCCCCACTTTTGTTGAAAATCTGAAAAAAGAATATGCAGGAACGGTATTCTATGATAGGTACATTCTGGGTAAATGGACGCTGGCCGAAGGGCTTATATACGATTTTTCCGAAGCGAATATCACGGATGAAGTGCCGGAATTCGCGGATTATTACATAAGCATCGACTACGGCACCCTGAATCCATTTTCATGCGGATTGTGGGCTGTGAATGGTAATAAGGCGGTAAGAATCAAAGAGTATTACTACGATGGCAGAGCCAACTATAAGCAGCTCACAGACGAGGAATATTGCGACGCTGTGGAGCGCCTGACGGATGGCTACGAAATCAAGAGGGCGATTATTGACCCTTCGGCGGCTTCTTTCATTACCGCCCTGAAACGCCGCAGATTCCGCGTCCAGCAGGCGGACAATGCCGTTCTTGATGGCATTCGGCGCACGGCGGTATATCTCAAGAATGGGAATATAAAAATTCATAGGTGCTGCACGGACGCTATAAGGGAGTTTGGGCTGTACCGATGGGACGATAAGAAAACGGAGGACGCCGTCGTGAAGGATAACGACCATGCTATGGATGATATCAGGTACTTTTGCAGCACCATCATGAAATACAAAGTGGAGAAGAAAAACGAGATTTCACCCGCGGCCGCGTTGCTGTTGTGATTTTTTGAGATTTCTGCTATTGGAGAAAATGCATGAAGATTTATCAAGATTTGGAAGAAGCCATTGCAAAGGGAACTACCGGGGAATTCATACGTGATGCCGTGCGGGAACACCAGGGCAGCAAGGCGTATAAAGATGCCGCTGATGGTATGGCGTACTACAATAAGCACAATATCACTATTGAGAAATTCCAGAAATTCCTTTTCACCTTATCCGGGAATAAAACTCCTGATATTTGGAGCAGCGACTACCGGCTTAAAACGCTCACATTTCGGCGGCTTGTGACGCAGGAGGTGGGCTATATTTGTGCCAATGGCGTAAGCATGGACGAAAAAGAAAAGCTTGGTGCAGATTTTGATATTAAGCTTCAAGCGGCGGCAAAATTGGCACTGTCGCAGGGCGTTTCCTATGGCTATTGGAATCTCGATCATCTGGAAGTGTTCTCGTTCGCCGATACTCCCGGGAATCCGGGATTCGTTCCGCTGCTGGATGAAAAAACGTCTGAGCTGATGGCTGGTATCCGGTACTGGTTCCGGGAAACTGGCCAGAAAACAGTTTTCCGGGCTACACTTTACGAGCTGGACGGTGTTAGCGAATGGAGCGCAGAGGGAAACGACGACGCGCACCTGATTGCAAATAAACGCGCGTATATCCACAAGGAACTGCGCAACGCCTTGGGCGTTGTGGATGTGTGCGACGAGAACTACACCCGCCTGCCTATTGCGGTACTGTATGGAAATGATACCCACGAAAGCGAACTCGTTGGGTTGCGTGGCTCCATCGACTGCTATGATTTCATCAAATCCGGGTTTGCTAACCAAATTGACGATACCAGCGGAATTTACTGGATTCTGCATAATACCGGCGCTATGGACGATAAGGATTTGGCACAGTTCATCCAGAGAATGAAGAGCGTAAAGGCAAATGTGGTAGATAGTTCCGATGGAACGGCAGCAGAAGCCCACACCCTTGACGTTCCTGTAGAAGCCCGGAAAACCATGCTGGATATCTTGCGGCGCGACCTGTACGAAGATGCCCAGATGCTTGATGTGACGGCTCTGGCGGGCGCTGAGAAAACGGCTACAGAGATTTCGGCGGCGTATCAGCCGCAGGACAATAAATGCGCCGATTTCGAATATTTCTTGATAGATTTCATTCGGCAGATTTGCGCAGTGGCTGGGATTGCCAACCCGGAACCGGCTTTTAGCTGGAACAAAGTTATCAATCAAGCAGAGGAAACCAATATGGTGCTTGCGGCAGCTGCGTTCCTTGATGATGAAACGGTTCTGAAACACCTCCCGTGGATTTCGCCGGAGGAAGTGCCGGAAATCCTGAAAAGGAAAGCGGACGCTGACATAAATACGGTTTACGGCGGTGATGAGGATGGCCAGACCGAATGAAGCCGATAGAGGAACCGACAGGGCGCTTGCCGACTTGGAGCGCCGCATTAACTCCGTATATTCTAAGGCGGCTAAAGATCTGCAAGAGGAAATAGATGCCTTTTTCAAGCACTTTGCCGATCAGGATAAGAAGATGCAGGACTTGATAGGCCAGAAGCGCAACGGTAAGGAGTGGACTGAAAAGGACTACCAACAATGGCGGCTGAACCAGATGGGGCGCGGGGCACGGTTGGAAGCGCTCCGGGACAAGCTGGCCGAACGTGCGACGGAAGCAAAAGAGGTGGCGCTTGCCTATGTGAACGACGCTACGCCTGGAATTTACTCCCTGAATCGAAATTACACCGCCTATACCATTGAGAGCGTTCACCCAAGTGCAGATTTTACGCTTTTTGACGAGCAGACCGTAAAGCGCTTAATTGTGGAGCAGCCGGATGTGATGCCATACTACCCCGAAAGGCTTGCGCTAAAGCGGGGCATTGATTTGGCTTTTGGCAAGCAGCAGATTACAGCAAGCGTTACAGGCTCCATTTTGCAAGGCAGAAGCATCAAGCAGATATCCGATGATTTGCAGTCCAGAATCGTCACAATGAGCCGTGTAAGCGCCATTCGAGCGGCAAGAACGGCAGTTACCGCCGCACAGAATGCCGGTAGAATGGACAGCTACGCCGCCGCTGACGAAATGTGGGGCATTAAATCCAAGAAAAAGTGGGTAGCCACAAAGGATTTGCGCACCCGCCACGATCACGGTATGGCAGACAATCAGATTGTGGACTACGATCAGCCGTTTGATGTCGGCGGCTATAAGATGATGTTCCCCGGAGATGGCTCGTTGGGAGCGCCTGGGCATGAGCTGTATAATTGCCGCTGCACGGTGGTGAATGCCACGGATGATGATCTGGAAGCGGAACGCCACATGATGCGCGTGAAGAATCCCGAAACCGGGGAATATGAGCTTGTAAAGAAAAAATCGTACAAAGAATGGTACGACGAAAAGAAAGCGCAGTATCCTTCGGAAAAATGGGCGGGCATGGTAAAGGCTGGCAAGAACTATCAGGCCGACAAACGGGAATATGCAGAATACCGTGAAATTCTGGGTAAAAAGGCACCGAAAACATTTGCAAAATTCCAAGACTTAAAGTATAATAATGCTGATGGGTGGGAGGCACTCAAAACTGCGAAGCAAGTTGCAAGCGCGGCAAAATCTGATATAATAAAAGAAACCAGCAAGCCGATATCGTATAAACAGTTTGATACTGGTGAGGAGGCAAATGATTTCTTCTATTACGATGGAGATGAACGCGGGCTGCTTGCGAAGAAACGCAGCAAACATGCGCAATGGCAGAAGTCTTTGACAAAAGACGAAAATTATGCTATTGGCGATTACACCGGTGGCGGATATTGGGATATAAACACATATTTGCGTAAAACTGGCGATTGGGAAAATATCAATGCCGAATTTGTTAAACAGCAAATTAAAGGGCTTGATAGCGCAATAAGCCGATATGAGTTAAAAGACAATATTCGCGTCCAGCGCGGTGTGATGAATGACGTTATTGATAAACTTGTGGAAGATAACGACATTCAGGATAGTTTGAGTGAACTCATAGGAAAAAAATTCCGCGAATCGGCGTATTCCAGCACAACGGTTGTTCGAAACAATGGCGTTGCAACAGCAAAACCGACAGTCCTTGATATTGAAATTCCTGCCGGAACGGGGCGCGGAGCTTACATCAATCAGCTTGCGGGGCAATTTCAAGATGCTGAGTACGAATTTCTACTAAAGCGCGGCTCAACATTTACGATTAAGGAAGTCCGCGAGGAAGAAATCATGGGAGAATACCGTTATTACATAAAGATGGTGATGGACGATGACTGAGTATGTAAAAAAGCTGCATGAAAAACACGCAGCGCAAGAACAGAAAGAAATGGGAGCCGTATACGCGCAATGCGAAAAGCTTGGCTGTTCTCGGTATTTTGCAAAATCTTTTATTACACGGGCAGAATTGTTCCCCATGAAGCAGACTTTGGCGTTTTTGGAAAATAAGGGCGCGAATGGAGAGAGCTTAAAACAGTGGAGCGCGCTTATTTCCGCACTCGTTGAACAGAAACCAGAATCCGAAAAGAAAAGTGAATGGAAACGATGCTTGAAGGTACTCAGTAATGAGCGTTAAAATCCAAGGCAACATCAAAGCGAAAAATTGACAAATGGAAGTAACTAGATTTAGATCAGCTGAAAGCACTGTGCAAATTGCATGGTGCTTTTTCTATGCCCAAATCTTCCAACCGGATAAAAAAGAAGCGGGCTGGAATCCCTGCTTGTGGTGGATTATGCGTATGCGCCGCCACGAACCGCACAAGACCGGCTCTGGAAGAAGCAGAAAAGGAGGGGGAAATGAGCATTACATTTGTGGATAACTCTGACGAAATCCTCCGCGCCCTTGGTGAAGCGTGTGAGCGCGGCTTATTTCGGTGTGGCGAAAAAGCTGTAGAATATGCCAAGGATTTATGCCCCGTTGATACTGGGAATTTGCGCAACAGCATTACACATACCGTGGAGGATGGGAAAAAAGCCATTGTTGGAACGCCTACCGAATACGCCATTTATCAGGAAATGGGAACGGGCAAATACGCCGAGGGAGGCGGAGGCCGTCCCACTCCGTGGAAATACCAGGACGCGCAGGGGATCTGGCATTGGACAGCTGGCAATCGGGCGCACCCGTTTATTAAGCCGTCAATCGCCGATCATCAGGGAACATACAAGAATATTCTGAAAGACGAACTTAGCAAAGGAGATTGACGTAGCGTGGATACCAGAAAAATCAACGTTCTTGGAGCTGAATACACACTTTCCGTCTGCTGCGAAGACGAAGATTCGCGGCTGGCGGGATGCGATGGATTTTGCGACGAAACCAGCAAAGAACTGGTTGTGGATAGCTACAGTAAGCAAGTCGGCGACCCAACCTGTAAGAAAAACTTACAAGTTCAAATCATGAAAAACAAGCGGCATGAGATCATTCACGCATTTCTATTTGAAAGTGGCCTTGCGGAAAACTCCGAATGGGCACAGAACGAGGAAATGGTAGATTTTTTTGCTATCCAGTTTCCCAAACTTATGGAAGTATTCAAAAACGCTGACGCGATTTGAGGGGCAATAAATGAATAATGACGAAATCATAAAGGCCATAGAGGCTATCATAAAGCGTGGGAACGATGTGGAGATACGGCGCAAGGGCGACGGCTACATAGTCCTCGAAGTAAAGAAAACAATCAAATATTCTTCTCCTGCGTAATTGGGCGCAGGAATGGGCAATCGGAGCCGAACAGTACGTATATTTTGCGTGCTGTTCGGCTCCTTTTTTGTTTATTTCGGTAAAACCCGCGAAGTATAGCGGCTTTTATATCACAGTCGTCCCCGAAGAATAGGGGCGAAGAAAGGAAGACTGAAACAATGGCATTAACTCGCAAACTTTTGAAGGGAATGGGGCTTACCGACGAACAGGTAGACACCATTATTGAAGCGCACACCGATACCGTGGACGGCCTGAAAGCCGATATCGGGAGGTACAAGGCCGACGCTGAGAAACTTCCTGGCATTCAAAAGGAATTGGATGATCTGAAAAAGGAAGACGCTGACGGCGGATACAAGGCCAAGTACGAGAAGGAAAAGAAAGACTTTCAGGATTTCAAAGACGGGGTTGCCGCCAAGGAGAGCGCCGCCGCCAAGGAAAAGGCCGCGCGGGCGTACTTCCAGAGCAAGGGCATTCCCGCCGAGAGCATGGGGCTGGTAATCCGTGGAGCGAAAGCTGAAATCGACGGCCTGAAACTGGACGGCGAAAGTATCAAAGATACCGCCGCACTGGATGGGCTGCTTTCCGGCGATTACAAGGGCTTGATCGGCAAGACTACCGCCACCGGCACCCAAACGCAGACCCCGCCTGACACCTCTGGTGGCGCAAAGAGCCGCGCTGAAATCTACAAAAAGGACGATAAAGGCCGGTATCTTTTGTCCACCGCTGAGAGGCAGGCCGCGCTTGCTGAAAGCATGGCAAGCGAAAACAAATAACTTTTTTGAAAGGAGCTGTACAAATGGCAGCAAAAGAAAACGTAACGATTTCCACACAGTTCGCCACGTCCGCGCGAGAGGTGGACTTTGTAACCCGGTTCAACGATAACTGGGACGCACTGCGCACCATTCTGGGCATTATGCGGCCTATCCGCAAGGCGCCTGGAACGAAACTGGTATCCTACAAGGCAGAGGTAGACGGCGCTTTGCAGGGCGGTGCCACCGTAGCGG